TCATGCCGCTTTACCCACTAATCGCCGCCGTTCCAAGCCCTGTTTAATCTGATCACGAATATCATCGTCATCTAATCCCCGGTTCCGGTAATACGTTTGTATTTCCGGCCATATATGCAAGCGGTGAATCTGTCGCATTACGTGCCTTACTGTGCATTCATTACGGCGAGCCATGATTGACACTAAGTTGCCAATAACGGAGGTGATGTTTCTAGCGATAGGGTCTACGGCTTCTTTTTTTTTGCGCGTTATTTTGACACCTTGAGCAGGGACTTTGAAGATGACGTCTTGCATTAGTAATTGCCAAAATGGGTTTAGATAACCACGGGCATCCCCATTGATCATTAGCCGGTTTCGTTCCAAGGCGTAGCGCCATAGGTCGGTTAGGTGGTCGGCAACTTGGTTAAAGCCTTCGAATTCGATACCCAGGCCCAAGCCTATTTCACGGATAACGGTATGGTGAAGCCTCGCTTCTATGCGCCGCACTGGCTGGATATTGTCATAAGCGCCTAATGAATAGATATTCCATTCTTCGTGGAAATAATCCACTTTGTCGGATTTGACTATTTCATAGCTTTTGTCGTAGATTGCCATCTGAATACCCAAGGGCTTACCGATCAGATAATTCTTTCCCTGGTCACTCGCCCCGTAACTAGCAATAGCATCACAAAAATCTGATAAATCCAGAGAAGCAATACCGTCAAAAACTCTAACTGTCCGAGAGCTTGTAATAAAATTCTGAATAAAATCAACCGGCAGGTTAAAGCCTTGATAATCACAAGCAAGATGCACGGCAACTCCCTTGGCTAATGGTTCTTCTAAGAAAATACGAGACAAGCCAACAAATTCGCCATGAAGGTATTCCCATATTTGGGCGGTTGTGCGCTGGGATATGAAGTGCGGCGACAATTCAACTTTAAGATGAGAGCCTTCGCTATCCATTTTGCCGTACCAGCTACCAAACAGGATAACTAAGCCAACAGCGTTGTTTTGCATCTTATAGCGATAACCGCCTGTTTTGCCCATCCGTGAAAAATGCCAACGGTCATCATTAACCAGGTCATTTGCGGTTAACCGGATGTATTCGTCTTTGTTTTCAACATGTTGCTCAAGCTTAGTAATGAAAGAAGCTTTGGGTACACCATGAAACAGCTGTCTTACTGTATCCACCGAGGCACCAACAATATTGACGCTTGAAAGATCAGTAATATTAGCGTTAGCAGCAAACAATAAACCGTTCTGATCTTCGTCAGAACCAAGAGCAAGGGATTCAAGAGAAAAGCGTTGGTTTAAATTCATGTTATCGGCTCTAATGGGCTTCGTGTTGTTGTTATCTGTTACGTGATACAGGGGCGTAACAGCCTTTTTGGTACTTTTAATTTTTTGCGACCGCTGTTTAGTCAGTCGTTACCAGCTTCATCAATGGGAAGGAAAACTAGATTACGCGCGTCTTGCCGTTCGTTCATCATTCCCTCAATCACTCGCTCAATCGGAGTTATTAGCGCGGCACCGGGGGAGGGGGTGTACCGTTCCTTCGCCACGTCGCCTATTCAAAAATTTTAAAGCCCAGGGAACCCGGAAATTTTTTGCAACTCGCTTGTCCCAACCTCAAACAGGCAAAAAACTTCACCCTAAACTTTAAAATTTTTGGCCGCCGTGAATGCTCAGTCAGATACACCCCCTCCCCCGGTGCCGCGTCTAATAACTAACCTCAATCACTCATTCAATCGATCAATCTTCACTCACCGCAAGACGCGCTTCTTAAACTCTCTATCGACTTTAAAAATCTTTCTGTTACTCAATTTCAAAACGTTCCGAAATTAACCGATAAAAGCGGGGGGAGGTGCGAATGCGCCTATATACATTGGTTTAAACCTATAATCACTTTAGGCGCATCCACACCTCAAGCCCATGACACGAATAAGGTCAAGGTTATCTAAAATGATGTCTCGATAAGAGGACGAATTCGCACCTCCCCCCGCTTTTATCTATCTTGCGTGTGTAATGGCATTCATGTCAGCGAGAAACAAAGTTACTGTTCACAGGATGACGTGTTACGCCTTCGCTTCTTTCTATAGGAAAGGCTGTAACCGGATAACGTTTGTCGCCCTTGCGCAGTAGGAGACCATAGGGTTTACGCTCGACGATGTATCCAAAAGCAACAATCTGAGGTATGTTCAAACTTTCAAAGACTTTATTGGACGTATCAATAAATTCTATCTGAGCGACCATTTTGTTTTTTTTCGGCGACTCAACAAGAGCCACCAGACGCGGCCTATAGTCGGTTAAGTACTTTTCCAAATAATCAGCGTCCATAGGCGGCCCCGACTTAGGTTTGGGCTCAGGCTGAGGAGCCGGTTCCTTAGTGGGTTGATTCTTTGCAGGAGAAGATTGTCGTATTTCTGCTACTGGTGCCGGTGCGACTTTGACCGGTGAGTTTCGTCCGGACAAGAAGCCGTACAAATAATAAATAGCGAAACAAAACGCAACCAAAAACAAGGGGATATAGAATGTAAAAGCGGCCGACTTAAAAACGTTTGTCCTGTCGTCTTTATGAGCATCTATCGATTCGACGCCTTCAGTGTGCGAAGCATAAAGACCAAAATATTTTTTATCATATGTGCCTTTGCCGGAACGCAGCTGAACAAATTTGCCTGTCTGCTGTTTATAGGTTGTCCAGGTATATGCATCCGGTTGACCAACGGCATCACGTTTCACGAAACGGATTAATGTATCTATGCGCCGCTTCCATAACATGTGACAATCCCTTGAGTCTTGGCCCATGCAGACTATGTCTATGCCGCGATGCCGATGCTGAGTAACGAATTCTGTTATGCCCGCATCAAGAGTCGCTTTGCCAGCCGGAAAAAAATCTTGCAGCTCATCAAGGATAACCAGAGAGTCGTTCGCAACATGTACTTGAACATCTTTCACCTGCTCTTTCGTCAATTGACGCAGTAAGTTTTTTATTACAGGTAAAGGGAAACCTGTTACTTCTGCAAATTTTTCATGATTGAGACCTTCGATATAAGCATAAACCATGCGGCCTTTTTGGAGGGCGGGGATTATTTGGTTTATGGCCGCTTCGTAGCTTTTGCCTGACCCCGGAAGGCCTTCGTGGAAGATAATCATAATATGCCTTTAATTATCATAATTGTTTTAACAACCGCCCAAATGCCCATGCCGCACACTAATATTTTAAATGCCTCAGGAACGCCACAGCGGTTAACAACATAAATAAGCCCCGGCGAATAAGTTGCTATCGTGTTCCACGCCCATTGGAATTTATCCGCCAGTTCGCCCGCATGAGATGCCCCGCCAAGGCAATAAGAACAACTTTCAGCCGCCCAATTCAAAACCCACAAAAGTGCCTCAAATCCTTTTTTTAGGAGCCAAATTGGAACATCGGCAACCCATAAACGTAACGATTCAAAACCATTAGTGATAAAGGTACGAACCGCATCATAGTAGTTTTCAATGGTGTCTAAGATTGCCGTAAAAAAGCTTTTCACCGATGCAAAAGCGTCAATGAAAAAGAATATAAACTTGTCGTAATAATTCGATATTGTGTCGATGACGCCCTGCATATATCCTCCTATGACTTAAAGCCAGAAATAATAATTCTAAAAACCATAAACACCGCAGAGGCTTGAACAAGTGCGCTAATCATCGGGAAAATACCGTCCATAAATTCATTACACAAAGGCGAAACGGGGATAGCTTGCATGTTCATAACTGCCGGAATCGTCCAGATAGGACAGGCACCACCAGGAATAGACACGTTAAAGATTTTCTGGCTAAAGCCCATCAATGGCGAATCCTTTACGCTATTAACGTTCGTTTGAAAAACTCCTTCATAAGTGTCTGTTGTGGCCTCGTACCATTTGCCTAGGTTTGGATTTGTATTTTTTCCACGACCTGTAAAAGTACCCATTCCGGCACCTGTAGAAGCGCCAGTGCCTTTTGCTTTACCACTTAGGCGGCTAGCAATCTCACGAGCCGTGTCTTCTGTAGCCAATCCAGCAGTGGAACCGCCCGAGGTCGTGGTGGTCGTCCCGGTGTTATTAGTCACCGATGTTTGCGTGGACGTTGAACCATCACTGTGCGTTATGGTTGTGGTGCTGGTGCTAGTACCCGTCACCGCGGCTGTAGTTGTGGCTGGTGCTTTTGGATGAAGATCAGGAACAACCGGTTTGTTATGAACATCCGCACACGTGAAGAATGTCCCAGGACCGCATTTTTCTATGCCTGTAGCTCCCGGAGCAGTGACTACAGGAAGCTTAGGGTCACAAGGATAAGAATAGGAGGTGTTACAAGCTACACCGGCTTTATAACTCTGAGGGTTATATTGGTCGTCGGACGGTGACTGACTACTTTCTGAAGCCGCTGTTGTGGTGTTGTCTTTCATGATGCAGGTCGGCACACCGTTGACGTATCCGGTAGTTTCAACGGCTGAGGCACCACCAGGGCAATCTTTAGGGTCTGGAGGTATGGGAGCACATACACGAGGCGGTGAAATTATTGTGCCGTCAGGACAGGTTATATCCTGCGAATGATCAGGCTCAGAACTGCATGCAACTGGAGCGATGACAACAATGCCATTACCACAATCCTTTGCGCCAGGTTTTGGTAAGCAAGTTCCTGAATCCGCATCTGGTATCTGTAATTGCCCATCACAATGGACTATATCGGAGTTGACACATTGCTGAGTAACGGTGTTAAAAGTTTGCTTGGTTATCATGCTACCGTTAACGGTGTTTGGGCATGAAGGCGGCGGACATTGTGCGCCAGCTGATACGTCTACTGTTGAGCCGTCTGGACACGATAGATCACATTGCTTTGTCGTTGCATTTGCAACAAGTGGGTAGTCGCAATTCAAGGAATGGGGGTCACACCCATCCGAACTCGCGTTTAGGGTTTCCCAAGACATAGTTTGTGTAGCGCCTGACGTTGTTGTCGTCGGGTTAGTTTGGCAGGTAGGAGGTAACTTACATTCGCCTGTTGAATCACGGACTGCTGGAGCTGTACAGGCTGGGGCGTTTATGCACTGATCGGCACTGGCGGTGCCGCCGTAGGGACATGTGGGATTGCGACTAATTATGGCCGTCGTCGGACTACCATAATAGAGGACGTTGCACGTGGACGGCATTGTGCTGGACTGGTAAATATAAGCGCCCCCAGGAAAAGCAAAAGTACAAGCTGCATCTAAGGTAGAAAAAGACTGACCGCCGTAATACCAAATGCCGCTAGCAGGGTAAGTATCAGCTGAAACTATGCCAGATGCAAAAAAGGAAAATAAAAACAGGGTTATTCTAAGCATTATCGAAACCAGAAATAACAGCATAGGCGCAAACTAGGCCGCTCAGAAAGTACAAGAATAAAAAAATCATGTTTTTGGTCTCTTTATGGGTTTATAGAAAAGGGGGCCTTACGACCCCCTCCCCGTCTTCTTTGCTACCGCTATCTAAACCAGCCGATAACTTTGTTAAAGCCCCACTTTGCAACGCCCGGCAGCATTTTAATGGCGGCAATCGCTGTTATCGCCGCTACGATTGTTGTGCTATCGACCGCACCGGTTACACCGGTAAAGTCCAACGCCGCATTGGCGGGGCCAATTGCGAAAACAGACAACCCGAAGGAAGCGAGTAATAACGCTCCAATTCTTTTGATATTTTTCATAGTTCACCTATTTTTCTTAAGTTAAGGCTCAAGGATGTTTTTCCTTGAACCAGTTGATAACGACCCCATACGCCCAGGCCGATAAGTATGCGATGACGGGCAAACCAAAGCCCAGCATCCACATTTGTTGCAAATCCCCCGATACGGGAATTGTGAAAATATCCATTAATGTTGGTTCGGACATTAGTTTTGTGTAATCGTCCGCCGACAAAATTATTACCCCTGTACATTCGTCCAGCGGCGTATCTGATAATAAGAGTCCTTGGCCACCTGTAACTGGATCGTTAGAACCACCACCTAAAGGGGATAAATCAGAGGTCAGGTTAGTGATTTGGGCGCACGTGGACATTTTTACTCCCATTCGCTGATCTAATTACATGGCCGTTTATGAATCGGTCTTTCCTCACTCGGTTACTAAGTACCCGCTCTTTGAACTCTACGGGCTTTTTTATCAGGCAGGTCATTGAGCGGATTTTCATGGGTTATTGCCCCTTTATGGTTTGTTTGCGGTGTTTGAGGTTGTTGTTCCGGACGGTGTTCCGGACGTTGTGCCCGTCAGCTGTCCCGATACGCCTTTGGCTTTGTCTTTGCTTTCTTGTTCTTGTTCGACTGACGGGTCAGGACCGTCAAGTTTCATGGTCTCAGCCACCAGCACGGCTTTATTTTGCCCACCCATATCGACTCTACATACAATTTCCATCATGCACGGAAAATAAAGTTTTCCAGAATCAACCAAGGCCTTTTGCGCATCGAACATTTCAAACGGCATTTTGATTTTTATTAACTCATTACCCAAGTTATTTGGGTTTTGTCCGGTATTGGGTTTACTTACCCATATCGAACCGCCATTCGAAACACCTCGCTCGTTGCTAATTTCATACCGCGTCAAACTTTCAACTTGACCTCGTACAATGGTGCGCATATCGCCCAGAAAACCGTTTTGGGTTATTTGATCTGTCATGGTTTTGTTCCTTTGCTGTAAGTTAATGTTATGACCCTTTAAACCGCGGGTCGAACGGGGTTAGTCTTCTATGTCGGGGTCTTCTAAGTCCGGGTCTTCTTCGCCGTCGTCTAATGATTCGTAATATTCGCTTTCTAACGCACTGTATTCTTTAATTTGATCTAAAAGCTCCAATTGTGAATCACTAAGCTTGATTTCTCTTTCAAGAAGTAAGTCACACATAAAACACTTTAAGCGGTCGTCGTATTCTTCTCCGCATTCGGGACATATCAATAATGCCATTGTTTCAAGCCTCTAAATCTGGGTCTTCTAAGTCCGGGTCTTCTTCGCCGTCGTCCAGGCACTCGTAATCTTCGGTTTCTTTATCCTGATGTTTTACGGTGCGCTGGAATTCTTCTTCTATCCATTGTTGAACTTGATAAGCTGGATAGAACTTTCGACACGCTGGACAAGCTAGACCGTCTGAACAGGTGTCGTCTAATTCGCTGTCGCATTCCGGACATGTAATATCTGTCATCTTTAAATCTCTTTTAAATCGAGCGAATTAAACAGGTGGTGCAGGCGACGGGAATGTAGGCGTTTTAAATGCTGTGCCGGTTATTACTTCGTTTTCTTGGTTTTCTTGGAAATCCGGTTGTATGCAGGCTCCAAATCCGGCTTTATCAAAGGTTGTGGCTATTTCTGTTAGTGAATAGGTCATTGAGAATAATGCTATGACGTAGCCTAATATGAAGGGGAGCGTTGCGTTTGATATGAGTTTCCAGGTTAGGTTTATTAAACGTCTGCGCTGGCTGTATGTCATGCCTTGGCCGGGTAGCTGTTGTTTTATGTTGAGCATGTTTTGTTTCCTTGTTTTTTGTTCTTTTTGTTGTGTTTGGTTTTAGGCCGGTTGGGGCTGGTTATGGCCGGTTTTATCTAGCGCTTTTTCTACGCTGTTTTTTGTTTTGTTCTTTTTGGCGAACCCTAAAGGGCCGGGCTTTCCGTTCCAATCGACGTTTAAAGCTGATAACTGGCAGTAAGGACAAATCCTTTTACGCAAGCTCCAAAGGCTTTGCCCTAACTGCCAGTAATTCAGCTTTAATCGCCAATTTCCTCTACAATCCCTTTCGCTACGGCTATGCGCTGTTTTCGTTTTGCGCGTTTTACAGCTTTAAAGCGCGTAGCCATGGCCAATGAGGAAAAGCGCCTCATTGGCCATTAGATAGCTTATTTTTTGGTTGTAGTTGTACAAGTAATTTTTTTTGCAAAGCAAAAATAATTACTTGACAACTTGGATACGCTACGTGCTGGAATATCCGCTTTTTTATATTTCCCCCCTGCGGGGTTTGTTTGGCTTTCTTGGCTTTTAACATTCGGCGCGCTTTTGGTTGCGGCAAGCGGCTTGGTACGACGGCCAGTCGCCTCCGTAAAATTAAAGGCTCCTCGTACCTCGTCGCTTTAATTTTACGGGAAGGCGTGGAGGCCGAGACGGGTTCGCTTTGCCGCTTCATTGGCGCGCCGCTTGTTTCGCTGTTTGTTTCTGTTTAAGGTGCGCTAGTACTTGCGTTCTAAGCTCTTCGGACAGTTCTTTCATGGGTACGAGCTGTTTGCGCAGGTATAAGGTCATCACGGCTTTGGTCATTCCGTAAGGCCGCATGCCTCTTTCCATTGCTTCTATTTCCAGTTTTAGATAATCCTCTTGGTCAAGCGCGGTTCTGAACAGTCGTTCTTTTTTGTTGAATTCCGGTGAGCTGCCGCGTTCTGGCAGTATGGTTGAATCGGCCATTTATGCGGCTCCTATGAGGGTTGTATCAAGGTCGGTAAGGTCTGTGAGTAGGTTATCTTTGTAGTGTTTTCCGGCAGTCAATAGGGCTATGAAGATGTCCCGGTCCTCACTTATTTGATCTTGGGCTTTTTTGATTTCTCTTATGACTTTCACGTAGTCAAGAAAGAGGAAGTTCAAGCCTTGCAGTCTGTTAATGCCTTCGTCAAAACAATCATTTATACGGCCGCTACAATGCTTGGCATCCCGGTAATGTTGATGTACCGGGTTATGGTAATTGGACAGGTTTTCTTTGAATTTACGATTGGCATTAGCCACTATCGCGTTGATGGTTTCTGTCAGGTGAAAGGGGGTTACGCTGTAGGGCATGGCTCTAATCCTCCTTTTTTGCAGATGATGCTGGAAGTTCCAATGTGCCGGAACGCATGCTATCTGCAACGTATTTGATTGATATTTTGTATTCTTCGACGTAATTGAAAACATCACCTAAATAATGAATTTTAGACGTCCAAGTTTCAATAATTTTCAGGCTTTCACTAAAGCTAGAACCGCGGAAGATGAGAAAAAAAGCAAATGCATTGCTTTGCGCTCTGGATAGGCTGCTATGGAAGCATTGTCGCGTTAAATCAATATCCGAATAACTGTCATCTAATACGGTTAAGTTTTGCGCATTAAGTGCTTCGTATTTACACAAGAAGTTAAGAGCGCTTTCGAGGTTACTGGCGACTTCATCAACAGCTCGAGCATACATCACGTCTAATATGGGTTCGTTGCTCATGACACTTTTCCTTCTTTCAGGTTAGCAACCAGGACGACCATGTTTATCATGCGATAACGGCCTATCTTCGCCGTAGGTAAGTAGCCTTGATCTATCCAGCCACCCACTACGCCATTGCTTAGGCCTATGGATTCGGCGAATTTAGCAGGGGTCATGAACGGGATGAAAAATAAATGGGCGGTTGCGTGTGCTAATACTTTGTCGCCAATAGTTGATTCATAGACGGCATCTAAGTTGACGGGGGTTTGCTCTTGGTTCATGATTGCACCTTAGCCTTATATGGCTGGTTGTGGCTGGTTTGTTAGACCGCCCGGAGACGGTCTAGTCGCTGTTATTTCTGCTATCTCAAGACCAGTGGTTTACCAAAAGTAAGTACCATCTTTAATCATCATTTCCTTACGAAACAAAGTTTCAATTCCGGTGCTCATACGGTTAACAACCGTGTATCCGTAATAAAACAGGCGGTTTGACAATTGCATTTCATAATTCGTTTTTTTGACTTGGTTTTGCTCTTGGTTCATGATTGCACCTTAGCCTTATATGGCTGGTTGTGGCTGGTTTGAAACGATGACTATATATTAGCAAGCAACTAATATTTAGTCAACTAATATTTAGCAATCAATGAAAGACAGAATTAGAAAACTTAGAGAAAGCCTTGGATTTGACCGGACAATGTTTGAAGCAAAAACAGGCATTAAGGCTAAAACATGGGCAAATGTCGAGAACGGCTTACAAAAAGCCAACGAGGAACACATAAAAGCAATTATTGAAAAATGGCCCGAGTACGCCTATTGGCTTACAACTGGCCAAACCATCCCAGAAGCAGGACAAATCAGCCCAGAGATCGAGGAAACAAGAAAAAATCTGTCAACGGGTACATAACCGCAGGGAGGGCATTAACAAAATGGGGACGGTTAAAACATGAACCGGGTTAAGACCGAAAGCATCACTAAGGCGGCTCATGTAAGCCGTTAATTACAGGCAAATAAAAAACAAAGAGAAGCTATGCGTTCAAAAAACAGATATAACAGAGAAGAAAACCCATTCAATAACCCATTTGAAAATCCAGGCCAATATCAACCCGTAAAAAAGGAAATGTCCGGATGTAGATTAATCGTACTAATTGCATTAGGTATCTTATTAGCAAGCTTTGTAGGATGCGTAGCAAGCGTTACATTTACAGGAGCAATGCTAAAAGGAGTAATGGACGCTTTAAACCCCAACAATCCAAATTATGAAAAATTGGTCAAATCAACAGCAAAAGATTTAGAACCTTTAGTCAAAAAAAATTTACAACAAGTTATACCCAACAAAAACGACGCAGAACAAAACTCAATACCAATTCTACCAATTGTACCAATCCTACCGGCTCTACCGTATAGAAGCGAAATAGTAAGACAAAATAGTGAAAGAGCAGTAATGCAAGCCAGAAAAGAAACACAAAGCTTTGACTCCATTTATAAAAAACCAGCCGAATGTTACGACATTAAAGATAGTGAAACACGGATAAAATGCGCCAATAATTATATGAGCGCAAGAAAGGCTTTCAACGAAAACAAAATGGTAAGAATAAATAATGAAGATGAAACTATAAGTCCACAAACAAAAGAAGCATGCTATGAAAAAAGCACTGGAAGAAAGGTAAGTTGCGGAAATGATTACATAAGAGAAAAAGCAGCTTTTGCGGCATCAAACAGGTAATTACCAATCTATATCTTTTTTGATACAATGAATTTATGAACGGTAAACAAATCATTGCACGGTTAAAGAAGGAAGGATGGACTTTAATTAAAGTTGAAGGAAGCCATCACATTATGAAAAACATCGAGCTAAGTAAAAAAGTCCCTATTCCTGTTCACGGTTCTAAAGATATTCAAATCGGCTTAATTAAGGCCATCGAAAAACAAACGGGAGTTAAACTTTTATGATAATTGCTTATCCTTATATAGCAGAACTAGGAGAGGATAACCGTTTCTTTGTTCACTTCATCGATATTGAAGAAGCCTTCACGCAAGCTGACACTTTGGAAGAAGCCGCTTTTAACGCAACAGAGGTATTAAGCGGAATTTTAGCGTGCCGTTTAGATGATAACGAAGCAATACCAGAACCTTCGGAATGCCCTAAAAATGGTTATTTAGCATCCCCAAGCCCAAAGATTCAAGCAGCGTTGCTTTTAAAGAAAGCCAGAGGGAATAAATCATTAACGGAGCTGGCCAACGCTATGAATACAACATGGGCAGCCGCACAAAGGTTAGAGAATCCTCAACACTGGACAAGTCTTAAGCAGTTAGATAAAGCCGCCAAGGCGCTAGGGAAAAGGTTAATCCTGACTTTAGAATAG